TAAGGGGTCAAGAAAGGGCGGAAATGACTAGTGCTATAGCAAGTGTCAGAAAAGCCTTGGAGCTGCTCAAATGATCTCTCTTACATATGCAGAGCTTTTATCCGCCTTATTGGGCGGAGTGATTGGCGCATTTTTGTGTGGCTTTATTCAAGCTTGGTTTGAGCATAGGAAAAAAAAATGATCTCAGAGGAGCATCCTGACCTTTTAACCCTTGATGGCTTTGATGAAGCTGTCCTAGGAGTTGTAGAAAGATCTGGTCTACTAGCTGTCTGCTATGACCGCAATAAGATTATTGAGATCCTGATGCGGGATATGAACAATGAAGAAGCGTGGGAGTACTACGAGTTTAATATCCTTGGAGCCTATATGGGCGAAGCCACTCCCGTTTACTTGGACTATATGCCGCTATGATTAACTACAACTTGTGTTGCAGTCATGTTTAACCATATGGGTAAGTTTGTCGCCAACAAGGAACTTCCTAAGTGGGCAAAGTACAACCTATTCTGGTGGAAGGTTGAGGGTCTAGAACCTTTGAATGGTTTAAACGTATATCCACCAAGCTGTCCTCATAGCGCTGGTTTTACCATTAAGTTTGGGCAATTTAGGTTTAGAGTGCGGTATTCAAAAAGAACAAAGAAATGGTTTTGGGGAACAAAATGACTGAGCGCCAAATGGAAGTGTTGCACTTCATAGAAGACTTTATTAAGTACCGAGGGTTTTCCCCTAGCTATATGGACATAGCCAATGGTCTTAAGCTTAAAAGCAAATCTAATATCCACAGGATTATTCATACCCTCAAGGACAGAGGATTCTTAAAGGTGCAGCCACATAAGATCCGCTCCCTCGTGCCCGTGGATAAATCTGTTAATAAGATGACTGCGCTTTGAGTCTACTCACTAGTGCGGAACTCCAACGGTATAGGGATGCTTTAAACACCCTGCCAGAAGGTTCCCCAGAGATTCCTAAGATTAAACTGATCCTGCAAGAGGATCAAAAAGAGCGCTGTAAAGAGCATTTCTTATCATTCGTAAACAGTATGTGGTCTGCGTTTATACCAGGCAAGCACCACAAAGATATGGCAGATGCCTTTGAAAGGGTAGCAAATGGAACACTCAAGCGGCTCATTATTAATATGCCTCCTCGTCATACTAAGTCTGAGTTTGCTTCTTTCTTATTTCCTGCTTGGTTCCTAGGCAAGTTCCCGCACAAGAAAATCATTCAAACAGCCCATACCGCAGAATTAGCTGTGGGTTTTGGACGAAAAGTTAGAAACCTTGTTAATCAACAGGAGTACCAAGACGTATTCCCTACCAAGCTTTCCTCAGATTCCAAGGCGGCAGGACGCTGGAATACCGACAAAGGCGGTGACTATTTTGCGATTGGTGTGGGCGGAGCAGTAACTGGTAAGGGTGCGGATGTCCTTATTATCGATGATCCACACAGCGAGCAAGAAGCCATGCAAGGCAACCCAGAGGTCTACGACAGGGTTTACGAGTGGTATTCATCAGGTCCACGTCAGCGTTTGCAACCAGGCGGCGCTATTGTAATTGTGATGACCCGCTGGTCAAAACGAGACTTGACTGGGCAAATTATTAGTAATGCCGCTAAAAGAGAGGGCGATGAATGGGAAGTGATTGAATTCCCAGCCCTGATGCCATCGGGCAAGCCCCTCTGGCCCCAGTTCTGGAAACAGGAAGAACTAGAAGCAATTAAAGCTGAGATCCCTGTTTCTAAATGGGAAGCCCAATATCAGCAAAATCCTACCTCCGAGGGCGGGGCAATTATCAAACGAGATATGTGGAAGCTGTGGGAAAAAGATAACCCACCGTTTTGTGAATATGTCATCCAATCGTGGGATACAGCGTTTGAAAAGAATAACCGTGCCGACTACTCCGCCTGTACAACGTGGGGAATTTTCTACACCCCTGACTCAGAAGGGCGGGAAAGCGCCAATATTATCCTGCTAGACGCTTTTAAAGAACGGATGGAGTTCCCCGAATTAAAAGCCAAGGCATTGCAGCTTTACAAGGACTATGAACCAGATACACTCATCGTGGAAAAGAAAGCCGCTGGCGCTCCGTTAATTTATGAAATGAGAAGGATGGGAATCCCTCTGCAGGAATATACACCAAGCAAAGGAAGTGATAAGATAGCCCGTGTAAACGCAATATCAGACTTGTTTGCTTCGGGCTTTGTATGGTGTCCCGATACCAGATGGGCGGAAGAGGTGATGGAAGAATGCGCCTCATTCCCTAACGGAGATCACGATGACTTGGTTGACTCAACATCCCAAGCCCTTTTGAGGTTCCGTCAAGGCGGGTTTATCCGTATTACCTCGGATGAGCCTGATTATGATTTGCCTAGACGCAAAGTGGCGTATTACTAAGGAAAAATATTATGGCAATAGATAAGGCACTATACCAAGCACCCAAAGGGTTGGAATCATTGGCTGAAGAAGAGGAGCCAATTGAGATTGAAATTGAAGATCCAGACTTTGACAAGATGGAAATAGACATTGTAGCAGTCGATCTTGAAGACGATTTTGATAACAACCTAGCTGAGTACATTAGCGCTAAAGAATTAACCGAGATTGCTGGCGACCTATTGGCGGATTTTGAAGACGACATCAGCGCCCGTAAAGATTGGATTCAGACTTACGTAGACGGATTAGAACTACTGGGAATGAAAATTGAAGAACGTACTGAACCTTGGGAAGGAGCCTGTGGTGTATATCATCCGTTGCTCTCTGAAGCGCTTGTTAAGTTTCAAGCGGAGACAATTATGGAGACCTTTCCAGCTGCGGGTCCTGTTAAAACGCAAATCATTGGCAAGGAGACCCCAGAAAAGAAAGATGCTGCAATCCGTGTCCAAGATGACATGAACTACCAGCTCACGGACGTAATGCAGGAATACCGTCCAGAGCACGAAAGAATGATCTGGGGATTAGGACTTTCAGGTAATGCCTTTAAAAAGGTGTACTTTGACCCAGCATTAGACCGTCAAGTATCCATGTTTGTACCCGCAGAAGACATGGTTGTGCCTTACGGTGCTTCTAGTTTAGAATCTGCTGACCGTGTTACCCACGTCATGCGGAAGACTGAAAACGAAGTAAAACGTTTACAGTATGAGGGTTTTTACCGAGATGTCGAATTAGACCAGCCAACTGGTTCATTGGACGAGGTAGAAAAGAAAATTGCAGAGAAAATGGGCTTTCGTGCCACCACGGACGACAGGTTTAAACTGCTTGAGATGCACGTCAACTTGGACTTGCCAGGTTACGAAGACGAAAAGGACGGGGAACCTACAGGATTGGCGCTACCTTACGTAGTGACTATCGAAAAGGGCACTCAAGAGATTTTGTCTATTAGACGTAACTGGAGACCAGAAGATGAAACTAAACAAAAACGTCAGCACTTTGTACATTACGGATATGTTCCTGGTTTTGGCTTTTATTGCTTTGGTCTCATTCATTTGGTTGGAGCCTTTGCAAAGTCTGGAACGTCTCTTATTCGTCAACTTGTCGATGCAGGAACACTTAGCAACCTGCCAGGTGGCTTTAAGACCCGTGGATTGCGTGTCAAAGGCGATGATACCCCGATAAGTCCAGGCGAATTCCGTGATGTTGATGTACCTTCTGGAGCCATTAAAGATAATTTAATGACTTTGCCATACAAAGAGCCAAGCCAAGTGCTGTATAGCTTGCTCGGCACGATTGTAGAAGAAGGTCGTAGATTTGCATCAGCGGCAGACATTCAAGTTTCGGATATGTCAGCCAATTCTCCTGTGGGAACCACTCTAGCAATCCTAGAAAGAACCCTAAAAGTGATGAGTGCGGTACAAGCCCGCATCCATTACTCTATGAAACAGGAATTACGCCTGTTAAAAGACATTATTCGGGACTACACGCCATCAGAATACGGCTATGAACCCGTGGATGGTCGTCAAAGAGCCAAAAAGAGCGACTATAAGCTAGTTACAGTCATTCCTGTTAGCGATCCTAACGCTGCAACAATGGCTCAAAAGATTGTTCAGTACCAAGCCGTGCTTCAATTGGCTCAAGGTGCTCCACAAATTTACAATTTGCCGCAATTACACCGTCAAATGCTTGATGTGTTGGGAATTCGCAACGCTCAAAAGCTTATTCCGTTGGAAGATGATCAAAAACCCAAGGATCCAATCACCGAAAACATGAATATTTTGATGATGAAGCCTGTAAAAGCGTTTATTTACCAAGATCAGGACGCTCATATCACTTCTCACACCAATTTCTTGCAAGATCCCACAACCGCAGCGGCAATTGGACAGAATCCACAGGCTCAAATGATGATGGCAGCTATGCAAGCACACATTGCACAGCACTTTGCCTTCAAATATCGCCAAATGGTGGAGCAACAACTGGGTGCTCCGTTGCCTGATTACAAGGAAGAGCAAGATGAATCTATGCCAGAAGAGTATGAAGTACAGATTTCTCGCCTTGTAGCCCAAGCTTCTACCCAATTATTGCAACAAAATCAAGCTCAAGCAGCCCAACAACAGGCTCAAGAGCAGATGCAAGACCCAATTGTGCAGATGCAAATGCAAGAATTGGCTCTAAAAGGCAAGGAACAAGACCGTAAAGCAGCCCGTGATCAAGCCGATATTCAACTCAAGAAGATGGAATTAGACAATTCTCACGAAATTGAAATGACTAGAATTGAAATGGAAGCCCATAAATTTGGCGCAAGCATGGCTAAAGATAAAGAAAAGATGGCTTTTGATACACAAAAACTAGCAACTGATGTTGATATTGCTGGTCACAGAATGGGAATTGACGCTGCTAGTCGCCACGATCAAATTGATGCCCAAAAAGGTCAAACGGCTGCACAACTTATTGCTGCACAGATGAACTTGCAATCTAACGCAAAAGCAAGGGAATCCCAAAAACCAAAGAAAGGTGAAAAATGACCGAGCTAGAAATAATTGCCCAACAGATAGACGAAAAGGTTGAGCAGTTAAAAGAAGCGGTATTAGTAGGAAATTTAGACTATACGGGTTATCAAAGAATTTGTGGTGAGGTTCGGGGTCTACTCACCGCAAGAGGTTACGCATTAGACCTGAAAGACAAACTGGAGAAAATGGATGAGTGACGCACTCAACTTAAGTCAGGCGGTAGATCTTACGAATCTGCTTGACAAGACGGACGAGCAAAAAGCAACACAACTACCTAGACCCTCTGGATACCGCATTTTATGCGCTATTCCAGAAGTGGAAAAAGAACACGATGGTGGAATTCTAAAAGCCGATGAAACGCTAAGGTTTGATGAACTTTTAACCACCGTACTATTTGTAGTGGATCTTGGTCCAGACTGCTACAAAGATCCCGCCCGATTCCCTACTGGCGCTTGGTGCAAAAAGGGCGATTTTGTCCTTGTACGCCCAAATGCTGGTACACGCCTAGTAATACATGGACGTGACTTTAGGATCATTAACGATGATTCTATAGAGGCGGTAGTAGACGATCCCCGTGGTATTAAACGAAAATAAGGAGCTTACGAGATGGACAAAGACGAATACAAATTTCCCGATGAAATTGAGGATAAGGGTAAACCCGTAGAAGAAGTGGATGCGGAAGATGATTTTCAAATAGAAGTTGAGGATGATACTCCACCACAGGATCGGGATAAAATCCCTTCAGATCAAGAGTTTGTGGATGAATTAGACCGTACAGAACTAGACGAATATTCTGTTGAAGCCAAGAAAAAACTGGCTGGTTTTCGTAAGGTTTACCACGATGAGCGTAGACGTGCTGATGCGGCTCAAAGGGAGCAGCAAGAGGCTATTGACCTAGCCAAAAGGCTGTTAGAAGAAAATCGTGCTCTTAAAAACAAGGTAACTAGCTCTGAGCAACAAGCCCTTGATTCGTACATGACTAGTGCGGATCGTGAGCTAGAAATGGCTAAAAAAGACTATCGTGACGCTTATGAGGCGGGCGATGGGGAAAAATTAGTCGAAGCTCAGGAAAAAATTACCGCCGCTAAGATCAAAGCAGAACGTGCTTTAAATATTAGTGAACAAAGGGCTTTACAAAGACAAGAAAGTGATGTACAAATACAACAAGTGCGGCAACAGCCTGTACGTGATTCTAAAGCCGAGACATGGAGAGAACGAAATTCATGGTTTGGGCAGGATGACGAAATGACCAGTTTAGCGTTGGGAATCCACGAAAAACTAGTCAAAGAACACGGTATGGCTTACGCTACCACGGACGAGTATTACAAGCGTATAGATAACTCTATGCGTAAGAGATTCCCTGAGAATTTCGAGAGCATTGAAGAAGACGAAAAACCTGTTGCTAAGACGAAACCAAGCACAGTAGTAGCTCCAGCTAGTCGCAGTACATCCTCTAAAAAGGTACGACTGACAACTTCCCAGCAAGCAATTGCTAAGAAGTTAGGACTAACAAATGAGCAATATGCCCGTGAACTGATAAAGGAACTCTAAAATGACTACGAATAAAACAACCCGTGAAATGACTAACCGTGAAGTGACGGAGCGTCCCAAGCAATGGATGCCACCAGATCTTCTCCCTGAGCCTGATAAACAGTCTGGTTATACATATCGATGGATTCGGGTTTCAATGTTGAACAACGCTGATCCACGCAACATCTCATCAAAAATGAGAGAAGGCTGGGAACCAGTAACATTGGAAGAACAACCCAAGTTTAAATTGTTAGCCAATCCTAATGGACAATGGAAGGACAACATTGAGATTGGTGGATTATTGCTTTGCAAGATTCCAACTGACTTTGTAGAACAGCGTAAGAAACATTACGATTCAATTACAAATCAACAAGCGGAAGCTGTAGACAATAGTCTTATGCGCCAAAGTGACCCTCGTATGCCCCTCTTTAACGAGAGGAAGTCTTCCAGTACGAAGGGCTTTGGAAAAGGTAATTAATTTTTAGGAGATTTAAATGGCTTATCCTACAATTTCAGCCCCTTACGGGCTAAAGCCTATTAATCTTATTGGTGGTCAAGTCTTTGCTGGTTCGACACGTAATTTGTCAATCCAGTATGGCTTTAACACTAGTATTTTTTATGGCGATGTAGTTGGTATTTCTCGTGGTTTCATTACACGCTCAATCGTAACAACTGGTGCAACTGCTATTACTGGCTACGCAACAGGCGGTACTGTTGGTGTGTTTTTAGGCTGCTCTTACACAAACCCACTAACCAAACAAAAAGCATTTAGCCAATATTGGCCCGCTGGTACTTTGGCTGGTGATGCTGTTGCTATTGTTACTGATGATCCAGATACATTGTTCAAGACTGTTGCTGTTACAGCAGCGGCTGGTACAGTTGTTGGTTCAGTAGCTCGTGGCATGATTGGTTTGAACGTAACAGGCTCTAACTTACCTGCTGGTTCTACCGCTACTGGTAACTCTGCTAACGGCATTGTTCCATCTGTAGCTGTTGAAAATACAGCAAGTTTGCCATTCCGTATTGTTGACGTAGTACCTGATACAGCAATTGTATCTAACGCTTCGTTAACTTCTGGTGGTGGTACTACAAGCTTGGTAGTTGGAAACTTGACAAGCACTCTTCCAATCGGTACAGAAGTTGGTTATTT